ACAGCGGTGGCGGATCAGCTGTAAAAAAGCTGACTGAAGAAGAAAAAGCTGTGGAAGCGCTGATTAAAAAATACGCTGACGCGGATAAACAGAAATGGGCACTGGCTAAATCGGCGGTAGAACTCGCGCAGGTTAGTGTCAAGATGATGACTAAAGAAGAGCAGAGGACAGAAGGTCTGCAAGTAACTCTGCAAGGGCTCAAAAATGCGCATGATCAGTTAGTTGAGGGGTACACAAACGAGCTCAAGCTTGCGCAGAAAATTACCGACGCATCTACGCGCGACAAAACGATTAAAGCTATTAACGATCAGATAGATGCGGAAAACAGTTTATACGCGGCTAAAGTAAGAGCGGCGCAGTTTGATTTGGCATTAAAAAATAACGAAGAAAATACGAAAAATCTGGTAGACAGAATACTCGGTGATCCCGATAGTACGAAGTATAAAATAGATCAGCTTAAGAAAACGTTGCAAGAAAACTTGAAAGATCTTGATACAGTCGTCTCTAATCCGGACGAAGCAGATGCTTTAATCGGAGTAGCTAAGCTCCTACAGATGACCCCTGATGCACTGGCAGAAGAGCTAACGGCAAAAGGAGAGACGCTGCAGTCGTTTGTTGATCAGTACAAAGCGGCTTTAGCAGAAGCCGCCGATGCTGAAATTCAGCAGCTGACCACGGCGCAGCAGTGGCACGATAAAATCGTTGGTTATATGAATGATGTCGGTAAAAGCATGGGCAGTGCCATGTCTGATTTTATTACCGGCGCAAAGTCGGGAAAGGAAGCGCTGGCAGATTTTGCTAAGAACATTATTAACACTGCGGTATCGATACTGACCGAATGGCTCGGCGTGTTTGCGATTTATTCTGCATTCCCGACGTTGACGAGCGGCATGACGCCTGCTGATATGGCTAATAAAACGGTATTTGGTATTACGAAGAAAGCGGCAGGCGGATACATTACCGGCCCGGGTACAGGTACCAGCGACTCTATTCCGGCTATGCTGTCTAAAGGAGAGTACGTTATCCGATCTGCTGCGGTAGACCGCATAGGTGTTGGGATGTTAAACGCTATTAACGCCGGCGCTACTCCGGAATTTTCGGATGGTGGCGGAGTAGATGATAATGCAGGTGGTGATGTAAATCTGTCCGTGTCAGCTATGGACGCGAAGTCTTTCATGGACTTTTTAAACCGCGGAGGGCTCAGGCAAATTAAGCAGGCGCTGCATGAAAACAATCGCAATTTTGCAGTAAATAGCGGGGTGTGGTAAATGATTTTAAAAAAGTTTCCGGATATACGAAAAGCGGCATGGAACTCTTCTAAAAAAGAAACCTGGAACACAACAGTAAAGAAAACGGGCTCCGGACGCAGGCGGGCTATGACGAACCAGCTGTATCCAGACTGGACAATCAGTGTACAGTTTAAGCGGTTGACGGATGAGGAGTCTCGTAAAATATTGGGCTTTTGTGCGCTGCAGAAAGGGGCGCTTTTTCCGTTTCTTTGGTTAGATCCGAAGGATTATCAGGTAAAGGGCATGCAAATCCCGATGATTTCAGCCGGTAAATATCAAGCAGTTATGCAAGTCGGGGACTATGTAGAGCCGGCTGCGTATATCGAAAACGTCACTGTTTATCGCAACGACGCAAAAGTGCCGGCATCGGATTATACGATAACGGACGGGGTAATCGTTTTTAAAACAGCTCCGGCAGGCGGCGACATCATCAAAGCGGATTACATATACTGGTGGCGGGTTTGCTTTGACGACGACGGACTGGGAATCACAGAATTATTTAGAAACTGGAACGAAACGGGAAGTATCAAGCTGAGGGTAGTACGATGAAGAAAGTAACGACTGACTTAGAAACGTATCTGAATACAGAGAAAAGTTTTACATCTTGCGATCTGTATGAAATGACACTGTCGAACGGAAATAAATACTACTATGCCGATACGGATCAAGACATTGTATATAACGGAAGAGTGTATCAGCATAATGCGCTGCTTATTAAGCGCAGTCAAATTGACTTGCAGAGTGATGTTTCGGTAGACACATTGACTGTCACGATTTGCGCAGATCCGAAAGACAAAATAGAAAATAAACCGCTGTTAAGAGCAGCTCACGAAGGTGTTCTTGATGGCGCAGTATTAGCGCTAAGGCGCTGTTTCTTCCGTGGGGCATCAGTATTAGGTGCAATCGGACTGTTTGCGGGGAACGTTGAAGTTAAGCACGCAGGCGGCGTGGATCTGCAGTTGTCCGTAAAATCAAAGACGCAAGGGCTGAATATGAAATTCCCGATCCGGAAGTACTATCCGCAGAAAGCGTATAGTACGTCAGGAGAGGGGGTTATCAGCTCGACGGATATAGATAACGCGTCGGTCGTGGCGCCATATGTGCCTTTGAAAGAGATACTTATATGACCGTCGGCGAGAGAATAGCTGCAGAAGCGCGGGCATGGCTCGGAACGCCGCACGTTAATATGGCAAAAGTAAAGGGCGTAGGCGTAGACTGCGGTATGCTGCTAATCGGTGTGCTCGAAGGCGCACAAATAATAAAACCGGATACAATTAGCGTCGCGCCATACTCTAATATGTGGCATTTATCGCATTCAGAAGAGTGGTTTCTGAGGTACGTACAAAAATATTGTGACGAAGTCACCGATCTACAAATTGGTGATTTTTTGTTGTACAAGTACGGTCGCTGCATATCTCATGCAGCAGTATATATTGGGCAGGACAGAGTTATTCATGCATTAATCAATCAAGGTGTGATAGTTACAGAGATGAGCGATGTTATGTTTTGTGACCACCGCGGACAGTCGCGACTTAAGTACATCTACAGGTGGAGAGAGGATACGGTATGAGTTTTTTCAGGGGGCCGAACATTGTTACTCGGGCTAATAAAATCTCAACGTTTACAGTTAATACCGCGGAATACGGTACTGCTGTTCCGGAAATCTATGGTACAACACGTATTGGCGGGAATATTATATATTATGATGATTTTACCGCGCACGAGCACAAAGAGACCCACCGGGCAGGTAAGGGCGGTGGGAAACAAACTAACATCACATATACATATTCCGTGGCGACAATTATTGGACTCTGCGAGGGTCAGATAGCAGGTATCAATAGAATCTGGAAGGATAAAGAGGTCTACAATTATCCGGCTGAAGAGGTTGGACTGTCACTTTTCGACGGCGCATCTACACAGTCGCCGTGGAGTTATGTAGCGCAGCATCATCCGGATAAATCACTTCCGTACGGTGGTTTAGCTTACATGGCAGGGGTAATCGATCTGGGCGATTCCGCAGCTATGCCAACGTACAATTTTGAAGTAAAAGGTAAGCTGCTTAGTACCGGAGACGGTGTCGACGTTAATCCCGCGGATTACATAAGAACGCTGTTAGACAGAGTCGGACTGTCTGACGTCACTATTGAAAATCTCGATGAGTATCGAAAGTACTGCAAAGAGGCCGATCTGCTTATTTCTACTCCGGCGGATGCCGACGAGAGCGCCGTGCGCGACATTGTTAAAGAGATAACGGGACTCACTAATGCGCATATTTTTTGGTCTAACGACCGGTATAAAATTGTCATAACCGAAGACCGTCCTACAGGTAACTGGACGCCGGATAAGACTGTACAGTATGACCTGACCGCCGATGATTTCATTCCGCAGTCCGACGGAGCGCTTGTCACATATCAGCGGAAAGACTCCGCGGATATTTATAATCGTTTTCCTGTTGAGTTTAGTAACAGAGCTAATAGCTACGAAAAAGAATCTGTTGCTTATCAGTTCTCTGAAGATATTGCAAATCACGGACTCCGGCAAGCAAATACAATAAACGCGCGGTATGTGTACACGAAAGAGCGCGCCGTGAAAGTAGCCGAAATGGCCGCGCGCAAGAATAGGTACGGCAGAAACCAGTATACTTTTACTCTTGATTGGGCTTTTTGCAGAATAGAGCCGGGCGACCTAGTACGTATATCAGATAAGTATAGCGGGATTGATAAGCAAGTAGTCCGAGTAACAGCAGTTACCGAAGATGATAGCGGAATGCTTACAGTTACGGCGGTATCTGTGCCTCCGGGAAACTACTCCGCGGCTACGTATGATGTACACGATGTAGATCGTCCGTACATCGATTACAACAAAACCGCGCCGGACACCATCCCGGTTATTTTCCAGCCGCCTGCAGATCTTACAGCAGACGGATTGGAGCTCTGGATTGCGGCAAAAGGCAAAGCTGACGGCTGGGGCGGCTGCACGGTGTATGTCTCCGATGATAACACGAACTACCGGACAGTCGGGCAAATTGCAGGCTCCGCGCGGTGCGGTAAATTAACACAGCCGCTGTCGCCGATACCGAATCATCCATCGGGTAATCAAGTATTTGTGACGTGTAACGATCAATTGCTTAGCGGTACGCCGCAGGACGCCGAACGCAAGAATACGCTCTGCTGGATAGACGGTGAATGCATGAGTTACGTTAACGCCAATCTGCGGTCAAACGGCGCGTGGCTGCTATCAGGATTGTACCGCGGCCAGTGCAATACAACAATAAGAATGCACGCTAAAGATACAGATTTTGTCCGGCTGGATAATTCTGTGTTTAAAGTACCGTTTGCGAAAGACGACGTCGGCAAAAAAATCTACATTAAATTCTGCTCATACAACATCTTCGGCGCAGGCAATCAGGATCTATCCGAAGTTAAAGCTTATGAGTATACATTAGCTCCGTACTACATCCCGCCAGTTACGAATTTAACCGCATATAACCGATACAGACAGCTCGCGGACGGTGTGTCTCGTTATGATATCGTCGTAAACTGGACGCCGCCCGAACTTCAGAGCTACCTGCAGGGCGACGTATGGTACAAGACAAGTAACGCACAGGCAAAAGATCTCGTTATCAAAGAAGGCACCAAAGGCTCTGAACTCGGATTCGATGGGGAATGGACATTCGGCGGCAGCGGAAAAGACCAAGTCGTTATACCGCAGGCCATCGTTGGAGATACCTATTTAATCGCTGTTTGCACGAAAGACGAATGGGGAGAGTCTACAAGTCCGGATACATCGCCGCAGATGAAAATTCTTGTTGCGCTTAAAACAGAAATCCCGAACACGCCCGACGGCTTCGATATAAATTTTGGAACAGCATGTATCGCCAGCTGGAAAGAAGTCACGAATACGGATATTGCTTTTTACGAAATCCGGACAGATGACAATGCCGGCGATGAAACAGCAGGACTGTTAGCCCGGACAAACAACCTGTCCGCTATACTACCGCTGACTGAACGAAGCGGGAAACTGTATCTATATGCTAAATCGGCAATCGGAAAATACTCGACACCGGCTATCTTGCAGTATAACAAGCCGATACCGAAAAAGCCCAATCCGCCTGTGCTTACAAGTACAATCGGTGGTTTCGGGCTGACGGCAGAAGCGATTCCGAATGACTGTGCAGGAATGAACATCTACATCAGCGGTACGGACGGTCAGAAGACAATCAAGACCGAAAACAACAGCTACAGTCACACTTGCGGCGCGGGCATCTATGATGTATCCATCGCTTACTATGACCTGTTCGGAGAGGGCGAAAAATCGGGAGAAAGCCGTGTAGTCGTTAAAATCTCAATCAGTAAAGGAATGATTGAAGATGAAGCGGTCAGTCTCAAGAACGTAGACGCACTGGTCAAGCAGAAACTTGACGAAGGCGCTATTGCAAAGCAAGACGTAACGACAATTGTCTCTAACCTCGGAAATCTCATGCTTGCAAAAGCCAATTATAGTGCCATAGCACAGATGACAGACGCCATCAATCTAAGGGTGCAAAAAGGCGATGTCATCAATCAGATTAACGTGTCGCCGACCACGACGACAATAGACGGAAAGTATCTGCACATCAAGAGCACTACGGTTATAGATAACAATGTCATTGTCTCAAGAATGCTTGCTGCAAAAGCGGTTACTGCGGACAAGCTGGCGGTGACAAGTCTATCAGCAATCACGGCAAGAATCGGTAAACTGGAAACGGCGACAAGTGGAGCACGTACGGTAATTCAGGACAACCTGATTGAAATTTTTGATGAGAATAATTTCCGAGTTATAGCGTTAGGAGTGAATGTTTAATGGCTATCGGACTAAAAATTTTTCATCCGCAAAAAGGATTGATACTCAACATCACAGATTCACTAACCCGCATTCTCGGCAGCTTTACAGCTGACACACCGACGGGAAGCCGAACTATCGATATTCGAGATAATGACCGGCTATTCGTGTTTTTTGTGCCGGAAACGGCAGAGTATACGGCACCCATGCAGATAACGACGTCAAGCAATCAAATTAACTGGGTGTATCGTGGGGATTTCGATCACGTACATAAACAGAGGATATACTATGGCACTTATTAATTTCCTGGAAATTTACAACGCAGATCGTCACCTTATTATCAACAATAAGTATAAAAATTTGCGGTTGCTGAAAGTAGATAAGCTGCCATCTCCAGCGGGGGTGAATGGAGATGGCAGCAACTGGAGATACTGGGAATATGAAATAGACTTTAATATGAATTATATTCCGGCAATCTATTGCGACAATTCTCAATATTACGTTACAGCTGAGGTAAACGGCGGAAAGATGACTATTCAGGTGCACGCTCCAGCGTCTGTTTCGATGACGGCGGGACAGGTACACGACGCCGTTACATTGTATATATTTACCGAGGAGGCTGATTCTGATACATCGGGGGCAGGGGTATTCATCTGGGATCCGGAAACAAGAAAGCTTGTTTTTAATAGTAAAACCCCGTATCTCCGTGTTGTCGGAAGCCATATTAAATCAGAGATATCAACTAACGACGCAGCAGGACTGGCTGCTGTTATGCCGGAAACAAATTTTCCGTGTGCGAAAGTTGCGGCGATTATGTTCTCTATGCACGAATTTCAGAAAAGTACACCGCAGGTCGTAATTCATAGTTCATTAAAACTAAACTGGTTGAGTTCAAACCGTATAAAAGCACACTGGTTAGCCGATGGTGCAATTTTCAATCCCGGCGGCGATATACACATACCGGGCGGAGTATTCAGAGCGACTTGTATCTTGTTTGTTAATGTAACAGGTTATTAAAAAGGAGAGAAAAAACATGAAAAGAAACTACATTGTAAACGGCAAAGTGTCTTATCCGCAGAACGACGGAGTTTTAACGACATTCAGCTTTCACAATCCGGAAACGGGCGAAATGCTGACGATACAGACAACGTCGCAAGAAGAAACCGATGAACTGAACTACGGCGATACCGTCACGCTTGAAATCAAAAAAGTCGAGGTATCCGAATGAAACCACAAACTTTTCAACATCCGGAAATAAGAGACGAGAACGACAACATTATTCAGCCTGGGGCGTTCGGGAAAAACACACCGTTCTGTACGAAAGGGAACGATGGCATATTCGATTACATCGCAAACGACTTAGAGTATCTGTATAAAAACGGGGGCAGCGGTGGCGGACAGGGTATTCAAGGCCCCAAAGGAGATCCGGGGCCCAGAGGGGAACCGGGGCAAAAGGGCGCAGACGGAAAAGATGGAACTGCTGCGACAATCAAAATAGGAACCGTAACAACGGCGGCGCCGGGCACGAACGCTAAGGTCACGAATACAGGGACAGCTAATGCGGCGGTGTTTAACTTCTCAATCCCAAAAGGTGAGAAAGGAGAAAAAGGAAATACGGGAATACAAGGTCCGCCGGGCCCCGCCGCAGATTTATCGCAATACGTAAAGAGAACAGATATTTTTGATGGTAACATGATTAAATTGCCGAATGGTGCAAAGATAGGAGTAGAATGATGGATAAACTTAAAATTATCAGATCGAATGGAGAAGAAGAAATTGCCGAGTTGACGACGGATAAATCATTAGTCGGAAACAATTACTTGAAACTGGATATCGGCGGCGTGCCGCATTACGCAAAAGTCGGAGATGTTGTTGACACGCACATGTACACTTTTAACGGCGTCGACGGTAAAAAATACTACGTCAAAAAGGAGATAAAAGCAAAAGAAAACGAAGAGTCTATCGAAATCACAGACAGCTATCAGTTCAACGTTGCTGATGGTATTACTGTACTTAAAGTGTCGGATGGCGTAAAAGATACATACATTAAGGTGTCTCCTTATCTGTCTATTTCTGTCGAGTTCGTGTGGCTGCACGTAGGAGTTGACTATAGATGGAAACTCGTAAACGACGAAGACGATATTACAATCTGGGGAACGTCTACTCTAAGAAATAAACACATGAAAATAAGCTGGTCAAGCGAGATAAACAAGCATGAGACTG